TTAATTCCGCCGCCATAATCCACATATGATTTGTTTGCTACTTGATTGTTAGCGGTAGGATTAGTTGCTGATACAGGTGGTACTGAGAATGTTTTTACACCTGCTATAGTTTGATTTCCGCTTAATGCAACTTTGCTATTTCCGACTGTATCTACATATGATTTGTTTGCTACTTGATTGTTAGCAGTAGGATTAGTTGCTGATACAGGTGGTACTGAGAATGTTTTTATACCTGCTATAGTTTCATCTCCAGTTTTTGCAACTTTGCTATTTAATTGACCTAAATTTGTCGCATGGTTATTGGCAGTTGCATTTGGTATTACTATTGGACTAGAGAATGTCTTAACGCCTGCTATAGTTTCATCTCCAGTTTTTGTTACCTTATTGTCTATTTTCGAATTTAATTCCGTTTTTGCACCATTGATCTGCTCGGTTATTTTGGTATCCATAGCTTGAACTTGCGCATTAATATTGGCAATATCATACTCATTAGCTTTTGCATCAATTTCATTAATATATTCATTCTTCTTAGTTTCTAACTCTTGTTTATGCTCTTCCTTTTTATTTGATATTTCAGTTGTAGCTGTATTTTTAGTTTCGTTGACCAAATTTAAGGATGTGTCTTTTAACTGCGAAATTTGACTTGTAGCTGTATCGCTTATAGTTTGTATTTCTTGTAGCGCATCAGATTTTGCACTATCTAGCGCACCTGTTATTTCTGTATTTTTATTATCTAGTAAATCTAAAGCACCATCATATTTTTCTCTTAACTCTTGTAAGCTTTGTGATGCCAAATTTAAATCATTTACAACTTGCTCTAAGTCCGCCATTCTTTACTCCTTATAACTTAATTTAATTATTTTTTTATCAAATAAAACATTTTCGATTGAAAAAATGTGAGAATAAATTCCACCCAAATTATCTTTTATAATTTCATCAAATTTAGCTAGTTTTTCTTCGCTGGCTGTATCTAATCTGCTTATATTTTCATCTGTTTTATTTTGTATATTTGTTATACTTTCTTCACTGAGTGAATTAATAGAAGCTAATTTCTCATTAGTATTAGAATTAAATTCGTTAAGTTTGTTTTGATAATTTGAGTTAAAGTTGTTGATTAAAGTATCTAAATCTGATTTTCCTTGTGCCATGATAAGCTCTATTTGGTTTTTTTGAGCTAATATTCCACTTGTTTCATCTGTAACGCTATTTGACACTTCTTTCATTTCATCAACGATACTTTTTTTAAGTTCTAGCAAATAGCTTTCAATAGCTGTTTTATCATTAGCGAGTTCTGTTCTTGCTACTTCAGCCAATCTTCCTAAATCTTCATTAGCTATTTTAGATCTTTCTATAAAGTTAGCTAAAGCCACATCTACGGTATTTTTATTAGCTTCTACATATGCTTCAATTTGATTTTTTAGAGTCTCAATGCTTGAAATCTTAGCATCTACACTTGAATTTGCTTGTGCTAATTTTAAATCAAGTTGCCCTTTTAATCTTTCCCCATAGCTTTCTAAATCTGCTTTTAGATTAGAAATTTCTGTTTTAAAGTCTTTGATAATAGCTGTAAAACTTCTCATATCTTCGCTTATTTGTTCGCTTTGTTTTACTGCTTCTCTCAAATCATTTATAATTCCAGTTGATGAGTTTATAAGATCTTCTATTTTTAAAATATCTTCATATTTTCCTACTATTTCATCCTCTAACTTCTCACAACGCTTTAGTAGATCAATCATATTTTGATTTAATCTTTGATTTTCAAAAAGAATAGTGTTTATTTTAAGCTTTATTGTTGCTTCAGCATCATTAACTATATTTTGAACTTCTGATTTTACATTTTTAAAATCATTTGTTATGGATATAATTTCATTTTTTGTTGCCACGATATTTGAAACAAGTTTATTTACAAGCTCTATATTAGAATGCAAATCTTCTTTAATACTTTGTGCGTGTTCTAGTTCTTGTAAGATTTGTTGCTTAAGTTCTATGGATAAATCTAAATAGGATTTGGTAAGATTTTTGTTTTCCTCTATTTTTTTAAGACCTGCATTAAAATCAACAGCTATGTTGTAATATTCTTCAAGTTTTATTTTTATAATTTCAAAATTTTTATTAAACTCATTAAGTTCAGGATATTTGTCTTTAACAAAATTAACTCCATTGCTTATATCTTTTTCTGATTTTATAATGTTGTTGTAGATTTCTTCTATATTGTTTAAAGTATTTTTTATTTCATTGCTTATTTTTTCAATTTCATTTCTTTTGTTTTTAGTAAAATCAGTATTGCTTTGAGTAAGCTCGCTATTTTTTACAACTAAATTTTTAAGCTCTAAAATTTGATTATAAAAATTATTAACTTGTTCTTTTAGTCCTACAATTTCTTCTATTCTAGTATTATCTAAAGCAGTAGCAACATTTGAAATTCTTGACAAAACTTGATTTATAATCTCAAGTTTTTCTCTACCTGTTTTTAACTCATTTAAGCTTGTTCCCATTTTTAACCTTCATAATAATCACTATCTTTAATTCTCTTTTCACAAAAGAAAAGCAGATCATCCATGGCTAAAAGCCATTTTTTATCATCTAAATAAGCTATAAAATCAGCACTATTTATACTTTGCACATAGTCTTTATAACTCAAAGCTCGATTAAATTTATTTGTAAAATTACACTCACAACCATGTTCTTTCATCATCAAGCTCCTTGCCATCATTAGCTATATACTCATAAATTATCTTGTCACATAATGCCAGAAAGTCTTTTTCTTCGCATCTTGTAATCAAATAACAAACATAATTAATCACAGCAAAACTAAGTGCTTCATCTATCATTAAATGTTCTTTTTCATTGTCAAAATCAGGCTCATCAGGAATAATCAAAAAATGATTATTTCTAACTTGCCTGAAAACTTTTTCGCCTTGTTCTACATTTTTTAAAAGAACACTAGGAACACATTTTGATAAAATATAATAAAATGCTTCCATAAAATAGGCTTTCAAAACTTCATCATCTTCTATCATTTTGTAAGAATTTTTAACTTTAGCGATAATGAGTTTTTTAGCCGTAGCGCAAAGCATTATGCACCTTTTGCTGCTTTTAAAACCGCTTTAGCCTTTGCATTATTTCCACTAGTTAATCCCACGCCTATAGCAAAAGCATCAGCATTTCTTACTTCTAAAGTGCTTTGCGTATAAAATCTTTTTGCTTTTGCAGTAATATCAGTTGGAACATCTTCAATCATAGTAGGAATATAAAGCCCATGTTTCATATACTCAAAATCCCCAGCAATTAAAACATCACCCAAACCATATTTAGGGCTTAATAATCTATGCATATGGAAATTTACCGTTCCAAAATCTGTTTCAAGGCTCACTACTTGTCCTGCTAGTTTTGTTTCATTGCCTAAAATTCTTGTAGCGAATTTATTGATAGCTCCTTTTAAGTCAGCTCCTAAAAAGACATCTTTAGGCGTAACTCCGCTATTCCAAATGGTTTGCAAAATTTGATTAAGTTTATCTTCTGTTAGTTCTGTTGCAGTTCCGCTCCAATCTCCTGTTTCATCAAAAGCTAATACATTTCCACGCTTTCCATCAGCAAAGCTATCTTTTCCTTTAGCGATATAATGAAAAAGTCCAGCCATTTCTCCACTTGTTGCTTCTTGTGCTTGAACATAATCTTTGAAAACTGATTTTTTTACATCACTATCTCTGCCTAGACCAAATAAAGCATATTCCATATCCATTTTATGTTCTTTGGTTTTTTTGCCTATTTGATACTCCATTTCATTTCCACCATATTGATTTGCTTTTAATAAAGCTTTTGATACCATGGCTTCGGTAATGAATATTTGAGTAGCATTTGTAGTTTTTTGAGCTGTGTTTTTTGTTTCCCCTACAAATTTGCTCAATTCCAAATTTGCGTTCTTTTTTGGTTCTTCAAAAGTGTCTGTAAGCCAACTATGGGTTAAAGGATTTGTAACCTTTGAAGTGCCTATTTTATTTAAAATTGGTGTTTCAGTAGCTCCAATTTTAATAATCGTTTCGTATATTGATTGTTTTAACTTAACATTTTCTGTTGCGGGTGCTGTATGTCCCATTGAAGGTAAAGCCATTTTTGAATTCTCCTTAGTTTAGTTTTAAGGATTTTTCCAAAAATGACTATTTCAAATATAGTGTGTTTTGAAATGATTTAGATATATTTTTTTTAAAATAAGACTATAAAAAACCTATAAGTTAAGTATATAAAACATATAAAATAAGTATAAATTAATTATAAAAAAAAGTATAATCTAATTAAAATCAGCATATGCTAAATATGCTAAGAATTTTAAGGAGTAAAAATGTCAAACATAAATGCTTTTTTATTTGGCTTTACAAATATGTTTAATGCAGATATCCTTAAAGCTACATTTTTAAAAGACAGAAAAACAATGATAAGTGATTTTCATAAAAAATCAGAAGAATTAAGAAAACATAGCAATGAAGAGTATAACGCCAAATTTGAAAAAATCACAAAACAAAAATAAGGAAAACCAAAATGACAAAAACACAAGCTTTTGTAGATGGTTTTGTAGGTAAGCCTATAAAAAACGAATGCTTTAATTTATGGGATTTAAATGCTATTATAAGAGAAAAACAAGCAAAATTATATAAAGAGAATATTGAATTTAGAGAGAAACAAATTGAAAAAATCACAAAAACAAAAAACACCTAATACTATAAATAATTGATTCTATAAAAAACAAACCTAAAAATTAATTTACATTTTCTTTATCTTTTCCTATTAATATTAAGAAATAGTTTGAAGATTGAAGCAATTGTAATAAAATTAAGGGATAAAACCCTTAATTTTTATTTATCTTCGCTCCTTTCTTTTAATTTAATAAGATTTTTTAGCGTATGAGTGCCTATTTTTCCTGCTATTTCCCTGTTATTTTTTTTATCTCTAACCTTATCTATTTTTTGCTTTCTAGCTATAACTTGTTTTATTTTCTTAATTCTTTCTTCACTAGCCTTTTTATCATTTTGTATTTTTTCATCAAGTCTTTGTTTTACGCTTTTTTTATTCTTTTTCTTTACTTCTTTTGCCTTAATGTTCTCTTTTATATCATCCATTAAGTTTTTTTTAGGCTTAGCTTGGGTAGAATTTTCGTTAGAGAACGACACTTGCTTTGTCTCTGAAGATGCCCTAGATGTCGGTAAGGCTCTCGCATTATTATAATACACTACTTCAGCATTTTTCATTTTATTTTTTATATTATTTTGTTTCTTTGGCGAATTGCTAATTATAGTCAAATGCGTTTCATAGTCTTTGCCTATACTTGTAAAATAAGTCTGATTATCTATATTTTTAATAAAAATAAAATCATCTTTATCTTTTAAGATTGCCTGTGGGCTTTCTAAAGTTTCTTTGATATGTGGTATGTATTTAATTCTATCTTTTTCAATCAGCTTTAGTAAACTTCCTTTTGTAAGTTTTATTTCTCTATCTTTTAAAGCTATCTTTGCTTCTTTTGGTATATTAGGGATATATTCATCATCGATATTTTTAAGATTGAAAGTTTTCATCCATTCATTTCTAACATCTTTATTTATAGTATACTCTTTGCCATTTTTGCCTATAAATCTTAAAGAATTGTCTTTAGGATCAGCTTTATCCATGAAGAAGTTGTCGCCTTTGATTAAATCTTTAACTTTTGAATTAAATTCTTTTCTAGCCTCTTGTGCTTCTTCTTTGAGTGTTTTATCTTTAATACTTTCTATAAATTCTTTAGCCGATCTATCAAAATCTTTTAAATTATTTATATTGCTAAACCCCCTTCGCATTTGTATTCTTGTTCCAGCTCTTTTGCCAACTTCCCATAATCTCATAAAATAAAAAGCTATATAATCAGTGAAATTATTAACAAGCATTGTTTTAGCTCTTTCTATGAAATTTGTACTTATTCCATGTCCTAGTTCTTTTGCTTTTGAATTTAAAATACCATCTATTACAGTTTCAAAGTTAGTACGTAAATCACCTATTGTTTTTAAAACTTCAATCTTCTCTTGTCCTGATTTGCTTTTTGGTTTAAAGTTTTCAAAATTATCCATGACCGCTTTATAATTTACTGCAAATTTGGGATTATTGGCATCTCCTATATTTACTTTATTTTTTTCTAAAGCTCTAGTTATTATTTGATTATCTAAAACTTTAATCTCATCATCATTAAGTCCTTTTGTTATAGCTTCATAATTCTTTTTTGGATTAGTTTCATTAAGTATTTTATCTATATCTTTTGATATCTCTTTTTCACTTCCTTCTAGTTTTTTTCCTAATTTACTTTTATCATATACTTTAAAATCTGCATAATCTTTTCTAATCTTGGTTAAAATCTCTTTTGCTTCTTGGGGATTATCAGCACTTTTTACTATATTTTCTAAAAATGCGTCTTTTAAGCTATTTAAAAAATCTTTATAGTTGTAACTTGAGCTTTCTTTTATTTTATTGCCTATAGCATCAATTCTATCGTAAATCTCTTTAACGCTTTTACCATCTAATGCACCGCTTTTTGCTTCATGAATAAAATTTTTTATCATAGCTGGTGTGCTTTCACTATAAACACTTGAGTTTAAAACTATATCATCTATGGTTTGCTTATCTACTTTTACACCATTTGGATTAAGTTCATCTAGTTTATCAAGTCCTTTTCCAAATTCATCATAAGCTCTTTTTGCTCTAGCATCTCTTAAAGCATAAAGCTCATCAGCCTTAGAAGCATTATTTAAATTTAACTCTTTTAATATAGCCTCATCTTGTAAGTGTAAAGAGTTTGCAACCTTATTTGCCATTTTAGGGTCATTTGCTAAAACACTTCTTGCCATATTAGCTAAATCATCATTCATAAAAGAAAGATTAATAAGATCTTGTTGATTCAGTGCTGCTTCTTTTGAACCTATATTTTTACTAATATTATTTAGTGAATTAGTTACGTTGTCTGCTGTATTTTTTACAAAACCATTTTTTGCAGTATTTGAGAAATCTTTTATTTTGCTTGCCACTCCATCAACTAATGCATTTCCTTGATTAACTTCTAAAGGCATAGCTCTTGATTTTTGCAATATATCATCATAATTTCTATTTCCGCTTTCTATTAGCTCTCTTGCATAAGCTTTTGAAGTTTCGCTACCTTGTGAAGCTAAATCATTTAAAATACTAGGGCTTATTTTTCTAAGCTTATCCCCTATATTTTCTTTTAAATTACCACCTTTTACTGCCATGCCATCTATCATATCTTTACCAGCTTGCGCTCCTGATTTAGTCATGTTATAGGTATTTTTTAAAACTCTTGCTCCTTTGGCAACTCCTGCAAAAGCTGCATCTCCTATTAAAGAAAGTCCTGCATTTTCGCCCATAAGCATAAGAGCTTCTTTTAAATTCATATCTTGATTTGTATCTTTTGTATTTCCGTAGTAATCATATCCTGCCCCTAAAGATGCACCTAATGCACCACCTGCAACCATACCAACTCCGCCACCTAGCATTGTACCGCCAATGGCACCTGCTGTTCCTAAAGCCATACTAGCACCATTATCTCTTAATCCACGATATAAATCACCCATTGTGCTACCTTGCACTTTAGAATAATTTCCGTTATTATCTTGCACCCAATAAGATCCATCATCATCTTGCAATAATCTTCCACGCCCTGATTTTTGCAACTCATCGCCTAAATCTCTCATAAACTGATTACTTTTTCTTACTACTTCATTATCATCAGCAAAAATAGGTTTAGAGGCATTAAATTTAGATTGCTTATCTAAAATATAATTACTTAAATCATCAGCATTCATAGAAGGATTTTTATTATAATCATACAAATCTCTTTTGTATTCGCCAATATATCCTAGTGGATTTGTTAAATTTTGGTCTTTGATATTATATTTTTCATATTCTTTAGCATATTTGTCTTTATTCTTATAAAAATCATTGATTGCTTCATTTTTTAAATTTGATAAATATTCACTTGTATTTTGATTTTCACTTTGACTTGCTCCATCTTGCAAAAATGAAATAATGTTATTTTCTTGTGGTTTTTCTAATAAAAATTCTCTTATATTCATTATATTAATCCTTGTTTTTTTAATTCTTCTACGCTAACTTGCATTTTTCTACCTGCTTGATTAACTAATATTACATTACCATTAGCATCAGGCTCTGATATTTGAGCATTAATTCCATTAAAACTAACGCTATGTAATTTTGGTGTATTTTGATTTTGCACTTCTAATGTATTTTTGGCTAAATCATTTTGTATATTTTGATTAGTTGTTGAATTACCTATAATTACTGCATTTTTACTAGGTTTTGAGTATTTTTCATCCCAATAAAAAGCTTTTACCTTTGGAGCATAATTGTTATAAAAATCCATATTATTTTTATAATCTTCTATAGCACTTTGTTTCTCAATATTTGTTTTTGCGTTTCCTAGTCTTTCTGCTAATTCTATTTTAAAAGAGTTTGGAGCTTCTGCTAACCATTCTCCTGCTAATGCTTGAGCTACCCTTTGATTATTTGCTTCCATAGTATAACCATTAATAGGGAAATTGGCTTGTATATTCTCTAAATTCCATTTAGCATTTTTACCACCTCTTAATAAATCACTTTGCATTCTTTTTAAGAATAAATCACTTGCATCATTTAAATCTGTGCTTTGACTTCCCCATCCACCAAAACCACGCTCTATAGCTCCATTCCAAAAACCATGGGTTGTATCATATGTTTTACCTTGATTACTTGCTAAATCTAAAAACTGAGCGTCTGCTTTATATCTTGTATTGTTTTGTAAATTTGCATTGTTTTGACTATCTAAACCTTGACTATTACTAAGAACTCCATTTAATAAATCTTGCTCTTTTTGTTTTGCATTTATCTCATTTTGCAATTTTTGTAGTTCTAATAATCCTTTTTGATAATTTAAATCCTTGTAAGCCTTATTAGCATTTATTGCTTGCTGTCTTAAAGCATTTTGCATGGCATATTGTCTAGCTCTTTGATTATAATTCATTTGCCATTGCTGATCTGCTATATTTGCTCTTTCTTTTTGATAATCAAAGTTTCTCTCATTTTGCAAAAGCTGATTATTTTGCATAGCCTGATTAAATTCCATTTGTTGCTTTCTTAAATCTTGCTCTTGCTGAAACTCATTAGCTTTAACTTTATCATCAAAACTTTTGCTCATGATGTCATATAAGACACCACCGACTTTTCCTGCGTTTTGTATAACGCCTGTATCAGGATTAAATACTACTCTTTGTGGGTTATAAAATGCCATTTTGTTTCCTTTATTCTTTCTTTTAAAATAAAGGATTTAAGGAAGTTTGTGTATAATTTTTAAAGGTGTGGTGCCAAGGGTCGCCACCCTTAGCACTAAATTACCACCTAGAAAGGCGGTGAAATAAGATGCTACAAATCTTAATAGTTATTATACTACTTTGTATTATTGTTGTCAATGCAAATTAACAATCAATAAACAAAGCCCCTTATACAAGGGGTTAAGATTTACCCTTTAAAACAAACTCCTTAAATCCAAATCTATTTAATTACTCCAAACATTTTGAAGTTTATTTTCCATATTCTTTCTTCTGTTTAGTTCTTCATTGGCTAGATACTTATTGAAGTTATAAGCATCTTTTTGTAACTCATAATTCTTTTGTGCCATCTTTTGTTGATTGTAAGCACCATATAAAGCACCCCCAGCGCCTAAAACATTTCCTAATCTATCAAAATTAGTTACTTTATTTGCATCAGAACTTTTAAATAACCAATCTCCAAAATTACTAAAAGAATTTTTTAATCCATTTAAAAAACCACCACTGCTACTTGCTAAATTTGGAGTAAAATTGCTTGTTTTCATCAAAGTATCTGCAAAGCTAGAGCCTAGTCCTGTACCACCTTTTAAAGCTGTTATAAAATCCATGATTTCTCCTTTATACTAAACTTAATAATTCTTTGCCTAGATCTATCTCGCTAACTTCGCCTTTTTTTAACTTATCGTTAAAATCACTAGTTCTTACATTATTATTTACGCTTGATAAATCTTCAGCTTTTTTAGCATTATTTGATTTTCCGACCAAATTAAGCAAGGTTTTCCAGCTGTCAATATTACCTTCGCCTAAACCATTTAATTTTGTTGCAAGTTCTGCCATAGCCTTTAAATCCGCATCAGGATAGGCTTTTCTTAACTCGCTTTCTACTTGTGCGTATTTAGCGATTAGTGCATCTTGCTCTTCTTTGTCTTTTTGCTTTTTATCAAGCTCTTCAAGCCTTTTTAATTTCTCATCAAGTCCATCAAGTCCTAATTCTTTTAAATACTGCTCTCTTTGTAATTCTTGTTCGCTTGGTTCTTTCTTTGGATTTTTTAAAGCTTCAAGCTCACTCATTAAAGCATTTAATTTGTTGTCATTTTCACTTTTATAAGCTTCAAACATCGCCTTATAATCAGGCTCGTTCTCATTAGCAACCGGCATAGGTTCATTATCTTCTACTTGCGTAGGTTCATCGCCATTATTAGCAACTTGTCCTTTATCATCATCTGTTATGACATTTATTAAATCTTTTAAAGCATCATTTTCCATCTTCTTCATCCTTTATTTTATTGATTATTATGTCTAAAAAAGCCATAGTATCTAAAGCTTTTAACCTTAACTCTTTCTCATCGTTATTTTTTGCTATATAAAAACATTCACTATATTTTGCTTTTATAAATTCGATTAAATTCTTTCCTCCTTTAGTTTTAGATATATCACTTTTAATTTCAATATTGAGCATTAGTTTCTCCTTGTTGAATTTCTTGCTTATTCTCAAAAGCAAATAGGCTATTTACATTCTTTACACCTAAAATTGGTAATAATTCTTTAGTAAGTTCTTTACTAGCATTTATAATCCCATAAGCAGAATTTGCATCGCCTATGCTCATATACATTTGATATAATTGTGAAAAAACTTGCATACTAGCTTGAATTCCTGCACGTCTAATTTCTTTATTCATGGCACCTGTGCCGGTTTGAATTTTAAATCTAAAACTAGGTATATCCTCTCTTTGAAAACCATTAAAAAAACTATCTTCTCCATACTTAAAAACAAGCATTGCAAATCTATCAAATAAAGGCTCTATAAAGGTTTCGTTATACTGTCTTATGTAGTCAGCACTTCTTCTTCCACCTTCTTGTGCTTTTATGCTTATTTCTGTTGCTGTTTCATTTTGTGCAGTTTGAGCTCCATTGTTTTGCGGACTAACTCCTGTAACTTCTGTGAGTTCGCTTTCTAAAAGCTGTAAATTTATTCCCGCACTATTTACATTTGGTGGTGGTAATATTTGCACACCCTTTGGATCGTCTGTATATATTGGTTTTCCTAAGGTTTCTATATCTTCTCTGCTTACTCCCATTGATTTTGGCATCATTATTTTAGGCATGATATGAGTTCTTACTGCATCGATTAAAAGATTTCTTGTGATGTTAATTTCATCTTGCAAAGGCATAGCTGAAGCCATTATAGGCTCGCCATAAGCACTTACATAGTTTTCATTATCTATCTTTTTAAGTTGTGGTAGCATTGAACCCCAGATAAAAGGCTGTCCATCTTGCAAAGTAACTTCATTTCTAAGTAAATTATTTTCAAATAAGGTAGAAACCACCCACTCATCATCGTTTTTTCTTTCATAAATATCATAAAGCTTCACTTTTTTATATTCATCATCTTCATCAAAAAGCTTTTCAATTTCTATTTTTTTATAAAAACCTAGCTTTTGTCTTTCATGGATTTGATTATAAGTTAGGTAAATTTCATTAACTATATATCCTACATCCTCGCTATTTAATGCATTTGGATCAAAGAATATACTATCAATATCTACTCTTTCAATGCGTGGCATTCCTTTATGCCAAGTAAGCTTAGCTATACTTGTTCCCACAAGTAAAACATCTAAGAAAAGCGGTTGAAAAATCTTAAACATATTGATTTTACCACTATAAAAATCTATGGCATTTTGCCATAGCTCTATAATCGTATCATCGCTATTAATGTAAGTTTCAATATCTGCCATTCTCTCACTATTAAAATATACATCATTTAAGCTAGTGATTAAATACTTTACCTTAGCGTTTATTTTTGGTATGTAGATACTTGATTTATTTCTTTTTCTCAATTTTTGCATTACCTTATTTTCAAGCAAATAAGCATCTTGCAATTCTTTAAAGTGTGGTTTGTAATTTTCATATCCACTTTTACTTTCTCTAATGAGTTGTGTTAAAAACGACACTCTCTCATCATTAGTTCTTTTTGTTTTCATTCATAATTCTCCATATTGTTGTTTTGCTTAAATTTGTTATTTTTAAAATATCTTTTTCATTCACTCCTTTTTCAAATAAAAACTCCGCAAATTCTCTTTTAAATTTCTTTTTAGAAATATTATTAAACCCTGATACAAGCTCTAAAAATTCATTTGCAAGACTTGACTTTATAGCCTCATCGCTTAAATTTGAAAGCTTTTTTATTTTGTTTACATCAATTGCATCATAAATCATTAAAAATTCACCAGCCATCATAACTCCAATCTTCATTAGTATTGTTTCTGCTGTATAGTTTTTCAAAAAAAGTTAATGCCACCGCATCGCTAACATCAGGACTTTTGCCATAGTTCTTTTTTAATTGTTCTTTTGAAACTATCTTTAAAAGCCCCTTGTCGCTATATTCATACTCAATCATTCTCATATCTTTTTTTAATTCTTCATCTTTAACAAGCTCCATGTGTTTTAAGTTTTTAGCAAAGGTAAAATACATCTGCGCTCTTTTATTTAAGTATTCATTACTGGTTGCAGAATTTGCAGAATTTGCCTCAAATACAGGCAAACCATAATTTAACAAGACATCATACACGCCAACGCCAAGACCGCAAGTATCTATAAAAATACCTTTTGGTTTATCTTCGCTTTGGTTGTATTCGGCTAGTATTTTGTTTGCTAATTCCATGGTTCCAAGTTGTGAGTATTTTTTTATTTCATCAATTACAAAACCTTTTCTTTTTGCAAGAACACTCTTATCATCTCCATATCTTGCTACATCAAGCCCCCAAATATTCTCGCCTTGCATTTTTTCAATGCTAAAAGAGTTCTTGCTCATCGCATTTTCAATTTCACTTAGAGAAAATAATTCAGCACCCCCGCTATCTATAAACTCGCCATAAATTTCTTGCTTGACAACTTCGCTATCTTCTCCGCCTACTTCTTCAATTAATTCTTTAATTTGCTCTTCTTTTAAAAATGGATTATCATAGCTTGAGAATTGAAAATGTTTCCAATTCTTATCACTTAATTCTTTTTTGCAAAGTTCATAAAATAGATTTTTTCCTTTAGGAACTCCACCGATAATCGCTCTTGATTTAGGATTATCAAGCAACATAGGGCGTATGGCGTTATACCAAAGATACTCTCCTTTGCTGCCTTTTAAAATAATTCCTGCTTCGTTTAAGATAACAAGGTCATATCCAAAACCTTCGATATTTTCGCTTCTTTCAGCACTTCTCATATGAAGCACAGCTTTATTAATAATTAGTTTCTTATCTTGCACGCTCCATGAGTAAAAATCTTTTGGCAAGTTTTTTAACTCAGGTGTAAAATATAACTCGTAATAATTTTGTAAATTTGCTTGTATGGTATCCACCCATAAAACATTTTGTCCTAAAAGCAAGTTTTCGATAACAAACTTAGCACTTCCCCTTGTAAAACCAAGTCTTCTGCCCTTTGCTACAGTTATAAAGCGTGGATTTTTATCATCAAAAACTTTAAGTTGTGCCGGAGTGTAAGAAAAATCGATTTTTAATTTCATTTGATTTCACTTCTTATAATTTCTATTTTTTGAACATTATCGCTGACTACTTCTTGTTTGTCTACATAACCGTGCTGATTTTTTAGCAAGAACATACTAACACTTGGGGTATAAGTGCCGATTAAGGAATGGTTTAAAATATCCATTTCACACCTTTGCTTAGCTTGAGATACAATTTCTCCAAAATCCTTATCCTTCTCCCACTCGCCTAAAGTTTGCATTGAAATCCCTAAATACACAGCTAATCCCACTTTTGTTTTAGGTGCAAAAATAACACTTTCTTTAGTTTCTTTTAAAACAGTTTTTTCACTAAAGTAGTTTTCTATCTTTGAAACAAGCTCTTCTTTTGTCATACTTTTGCCATTTGTCATCATTCTAGCCATCAAGCCACCCCTTCTTTAAAATTAAATTCTTTGATTTCTAGGTCTAAAAAAGATTTTTTAAAACTAATAATCTCATAATCGCCTTTTAAAACATTCTTATCGTTTTCAAATAACGCATCTAACACGCATTTTACGATATTGTCCCCATCGCCATGCCTTTTGCTGTTAAATCCTATTTTTAAATAAAACTCATATTTCTTTTGCTTATCAAAGGCTTGAAAACAGCTAATATTATTTTGTCTTCTAAACTCCATTTGCAAGAGTTTTTTAAAATCTAAATATTTAAGATAATCTTTACATGCAAATTTAGATCTTTGCGTGGTTCTTTTATAAGGAACTGGGTTGCTTTTTAAATCAATTTTTAAAATATACTTTTCCATTTCAGACTTTCTTAAATTTAGCTTATGCGTTTAAAAGCTATTTTGCTTTTAAGAATTTTTTCAAATCTACTCTTATTCTCATTAAATAGCCTTTTTTCTTCAGCTTTTTCAAGCTCTCTCATTTTATCTAAAGTTAAAACTCTTTCTATTTCTCGCACTGGTAAAGAATGCTCTAAATCTCTTCCTATCCTATCTTGATTTTTGAACATGAAATCAACTAAAGCTTCTTTAAATTCTCCATTAGCTATCAAATCACCATCTTTATAAGTGATTTGCTTAAAAGTATTGATGCAAATTAAAGAATCGATAGATTCTTGATTTATTTTAATTTTTTGATTGCTTCCGTAATTTGCAAAATATGAGTATTTAAAATCACCTTTAAAAACTCTAAAGCAAGCTTGATTTTTGTATTTACTGCAAAGCCATTCTAAAAATATTTCTTTGTCTTCAAAACGCTTTTTAAACTCGATTTGAGCCCTTTTGCAAACTCTTCTTAATTTCTCATAGCTTGTCCCTACGATATTCTCTCTTTCTAAAGTTTCGAAATAAAAATCTAAGAAAGCATGAATATCCTTAACGCTTTTGAGATATCTACCTACAATATCAGTTGCTTGAGCCTTATTAATTTCCAATAAGTCTATTAAAATTTGTATTTTTTCTTGCATTTTTTACTCCTTAAAAGCATTCTAAGAGCTTGTCTTTGTTCTCATCTTTCATTCCGTAATACTCCATCAAGCTATCAACCACACTAGGATTGGCTTCTTTTTTTCTGTTAAAACGCTGATTCTTTCTTTCTTCATTTTCTTTAGCATATTTAAGCCAAGTATAAAGACTTCCTGCCACACTTGACATTCTTTTTCCATTTCTTTTCCACTCTCTAGCATCCCAATAACCTATAAAATCATTAGCCAACTCTTCGCCAAAGTTTGTGCCATTTTTCTCATTAAAAGCTATTATTTGCCCCATAAGCTCATTAGCATTTGGGACTTTAAATTCTTTTTTTGCCATTTTTTCACATTCCTTTTCATCAAGTTTTAAAAAGCTCACTACAAAAGAGGCGTTTTGATTAAAAACGCGTTCTTTCTTTTCTTGATTATTTTTTAAATTTTCTAAATTCTCTTTTTTTATAAATTTATTATTATTAATATTTATATTTATATTATTTATAAATTTATTATCGCGTGCGTGCGTGCGTGTTTCTATATATAGGGATTTTTGATTTTTTTCGTTTTCAGTGGTTAATTTTCTGTCGATTGATGAAGCATTATTTTTAAGAGTTTTGCTTAGCTTTTCATCACTGTTTTTAAGCAAAGATAAAGCTTTGTTAAAATGCTTTTTAGCTTGATAATTTTCATCTTTTAAAATCCACTCATAAAAATTTAAAGAGCCATTTCTAACCTTTTTAATTTCTAAAAGTCTGAGTTCAATTAATTCTTTTTTAGCAATTCTTAGTCTATTTAAACTCATTCTTTGATTATTTTTAACTTTTATAAACTCTCTTAAATAGATTTCACTTACAATCGTTTTTTCACTAAGCTTTGCTAATTGAATATACAATGCCAGAGCATCAACACTAAGCCCTCCATAAGCTATAGTGTTTGATAATTTCAAATAGCCTTTTCTTTCTCTTAGGCTTTTACGCCCCAAAGCTACATCAAAACTTGCTATAAAATTTGGTATCACCAACTCTCCTTTATGTTATAATTTAAATTAAAAAGGCTTTTTATGTTTAATTCTTTCTTATCCGAAATGCTAAAAACCGCCACTTTAGAAAATTTGTTATATTTTTTAATAGGTGTTTTATTTGGTTTAAGTATCCGTCCTTTGTTTTTATATTTAGCTAAAAAACAAAAACTAAAAAGAGTTTGTATTAAAGATATGAAGCTAGAAAACGATTTGACAAAAAGACTATATCCTAACTTAGGATATAAATTAGTTACAAAAAAAACTCCTTTTGAAATGGTTTTTAAAAAAGATAAATTTAAATACATTATTTGTCCTCACTACCGTGATAAAAAATGCGTTTTAGATAATGATAAATGCAAGATATTAAAATCCCAGCCGAAATACCAGCCACTAGAAACAGTCTAAAATGCAACATCATCAAAGTAAAAATAAATAATCCTATTATTTCAAATACCCTATCAAGCATTAATCATCCTAAAAGATTTTCCAAATTAAAAAATAAACTAAAAAACCTATTGAAAATCCCGCTATAAAAGCCATTTTTTAACCTTTAGTTCAATCACTTTCATTCTCTATCCTTTCGCTTTCTCCCAAAAATTTAAGCAATTTATTCCTATTATTTTTACCCCAAATATTAGGCGGTATTTGATGTTTTTCCCAAAGTTCTCCGGCTACTTGAACTTTAATTCCTATTCTAGAGCTTAAAATACTTCCAACGCCATCTTTACTATAATAATCAAGTAGTATTTTTTTTAATTTTTTTCTATTCATATTCTTACAATTCCTAAAAATATTTTTAAAAATGTAGCATAACTACTATAAAATTAAGTTTAAAAAATATGTAAATATACTACATATATTTTTTTAAATAGTCGATGTATAATTACTACAATTAATAAGGTGGATAAAAAATGGAAAAAAATAAAACATTTTATAAGCTTGATAAAGAATATTTATCACAAATTTTAAAAGAAAAAAAAATAAGCAGAGCAAAATTTGCACAGATGCTTTCAGAAAATGGATATGAAATCACTTTAGATGGAATAACTTATTGGTATAGAAGTGAAAACAATCAACCTGAGGATTACAAAAATATTATAACTATGGCAAAAGTTTTAGAAGTGCCAGTTAGTAAACTTGCTCCAGTAAATGATAGTATAAAATCTTTTTTACAAGATGATAATCAAATAAATTTCAGATATTTCCCAGATATTTATGCAAGTGCAGGACTTGGAACATCATCTCAAAGTGAAGAAGCAAAAATTGTTTCCGTTGATGAAAATTTTCTAAAAGAAATTTTAGATATACCCATAAAGAAGAGTTATGATATTATAAAAATTAATGGCGATAGCATGGAACCTATTTTATCTAATGGAGATTTTATTATTATAGATAGAAGTAAAAATTCACTTGGGGCTATTTCAAATGCAGATATTGTTATTTTTAGAAAAAATGATGATTTATTTTGCAAAAAAATTAAAAAAGAACCTTTTGAAGATTATATTTTTTTAGTTTCTGAAAATAAAAAATATGAAGATAAAAAAGTAGATAATAGCGAATTTGAACAATGCGAGATCTTAGGTGCTGTAGTATCAAAAATGGCTGTTGAAACCTTTAAAAATTTTATAGAAGTGGTGGGATGAGGGTAAATATGAAAAAAGAAGAAAAAATAAAACAAAAAGAATATAATGTATTTTTTTATAAGCTAAGCGTAAAACCCAATTTATTTAATCAAGAAAATGAAATTTATAATAGTATGTTAAAGTTTTTAAAAATAAATTTAAGAGATAGACAACTTTGCGATATTAATGGATGCAAGGCATATGTAAATTTTATAAAAGAAAAAAATGGAATATATTTATTTTATTATAAAAAATACAAACAAACAAAAGAAATTATTGAAAAAGCCTATTTTTCCGTGTATTGGCATAATGAAAAATATACTTTTTATATAGCATATATAGATATCTTAGATAGTTTTGAAATAGATTGGCTACAAGATTTTTTTAAAATTTTAAATATAAAAAAAGAACAAATAATCATAAAACCTATATCTCCAGAGCCAGAAAAAATTACAACGGGTTGTTATTATAAAGGGATAATTCAAAAAACTATGAAAGTAACTAATATAGACAAACTTATAAGTGAAATTGAGGCAGTATATGAAAAATATTCAGAATCCTGCAAGGTAATAGATTGAAAAAATATAAAAAAATTACATCCAGAGGAAAAAGATTTCTTAGGCATTATGATAGAAGATCAACCAATGAAAAATATAAAAAATTTTCTAGGTGCAATATAATTAAAAAAAGGTATATCAGTAAGTTGCCACCTAAAAATCCATTTACTGTTCCTAAGCATAATATAGATATAAGAGGAAATATTGTTTTTCCAAGAAATATAAACAAAATTAATCAAAAAATAAAAGATATGCAAATGCATGCTGGACTTTATAAGATTTGCGTAAATCATAGACATTTAGATGAAATAGATAACACTTCAATACTTATATTAACTGTCTTGATTAATGAGGCTATGTGTAATATTAAAAAATTTCAAAAAAATAAAAAACTAAGTCCAAAAAAAGAAATAGATGAAAGATTATCAGCAATAGGTTACTGGGAAGCATTATGCGTTAATCACATATCAAATAACTCCAATCTAGACTATTTAAAGATAGCAAGTCACTGTGGAAAAGAAATAGATAATGGATTACATATAAAAATAGTAAATTTTGTCTTAGAAAAAACGGAATTAAGTATGAAGTATAAAGATATTTTTATGGATGCTGTTTTTGAAGCAATGGCTAACGCAAAAGAACATGCATATGATGATTCTAAGGATAAAAAAATATGGCTTATGGGAGCGTATAACGAGAAAACAAAAGAGACTGAAATTATATTTTACGACATAGGTATAGGGATTTTTCAATCACTAGAATATTCAGAAACAAAATTTGCTAAATATTTAAACAAGTTTGCTAATATGTTTGGCAAGAAAAAAGCATTAGAAAGATTGTGTACCACAAATTTATCAAAATATAAAAAAAATAAACGAAGAGGTTTGGGTATGATGGTATATAAAAAATTAATAGATGGCCTATCCGCTGAAAGAAATGCAATATTAGAGCTTTATTCAGATAGTTTGTGCTATTCAACAAATAAAGGAACTCATGCAATACAAGGAAATATTAAAGGCACATTAGTTCGTTGGATAATAGGAGAAAAAAAATGAAAGGAAAACTAGAATATAATTTTGCTAAAGAATTTACAGAAGAACCTGGACCTAGATTTAGACATCTAGGAAAAAAATCGGGGGAAGAATTTAGAGAAGATGTTTTAAAACCCATGCTTAAAGAATATGATTTTATAGATATTGATGGAACTGATATTACTTCATCTTTTAACCCGTCTTTCTTATCTGAGGCTTTTGGAGTGCTTGCAGAAGAGCTTGGCGGAAGTGAAGAGTTGTTGAAAAGGATTAGGTTGTATAGTAGAAAAAATTTAGGATTAGAAGAGAAATTTAAAGAATATATAGATATTTAAGACTAAATAATGTTAGAAATAATTACACTTGGTTCAATTATAGCATTTGCCAATATATGTTATTTGATTAATAAGGATTGTATAAAATACTGCGAAGATGAAATAAAAGAAATTTCAAAGCTAATAAAAGAAGCTTTTGAAAAAACAATAGAGTATAAAGAAACTAAAGAAGATGAAAGAAATAGATTAAGGTTGACAGCAATTATATCCCATATAGAAGCTTTGCAATATACAAGACTTATTAAGGAAAATGATTTACAAAAAACTATTCGTATATTTGCCACATCAATAAATGATTATTTTGATGGTGGTATCAATGATGAAGATTTTATAGGGTTTTATAAAAATACCCTAAAAGAAACATACAATATGAAAGCTTCGTTTAAAAAATATATTAAACATATTTTTATTAAAAAAATGCATTTGTAAAAATAAACAAACTGCTAAAATTTGCACTTATTAATAGTTACTATAAAGGGCTTTTTGAGATCTCTCCTCAATACCCCATCAGCCTTTTATATCCATCGCAACCAAGTTGATAACCACCATCACAAGCTAAACCATAATATTTTTTTGCTTGTTTAAAATTTATCCTTACGCCTTTGCCATTCTCATAAAGTCCGCCAACAACTCCACAACTCACGCTATCTTTATATTTATCACATAAAAGTTTTAAATTTAAAAAAGCTCGTTTTATAGTATCTGGTTTTATTAAAAGTGCAGTATTTTTTTTACAGGCACAAGGCATATCTATTTTATCAGATTGTAATTTATCATTATGATACAAAGGACATGCATAAGCCCGATTAATTTCAAAATCACTCATCTTTTTTAGTAATTTTAGCCCCTCTATAGTTTTTGTATCATTGGTTTTACTCAAAACAAAATCTATCAATTCTGACGCTTTTTTCCAACTATCTAAAGCTATCAATCGATTAATTTCTTTATACTTTTTATCTTTGTCTATATCAAGAGTTAAACCAACATAAGTCATTATTGTAATCAAATTAAATATATTGCTCTCAATTTTAAAATTTTCATCTATAGCAAAATTATTATAAATATACAAACAAGCTTCTTTATTCTTTTTATCATAGCAATCACTAAAAGATTTTTTGTATAGTTTTTCTTCTGGAAGGTTAAAATTTTTGTTTTTATAACCAACGGCGTGTTTTTCTATATATGCAGACATTTCAATATCTCTTCGCTCACATACATCAACCCCAAAGGCGTAAATATATATAAATAAAGCTAGTATTATTCTCAAATTTTAATCCTTCCAATTTTCTAAAAATATTTTTAAATATTTTTAGATTTTTCATCTTCCCATTAAAAAATTATACCAAAAAAATATTTTTAAAAAATGTAGGAATACTACTATTATTTAAGCATAGTTTAAGTGTAGTAATACTACAATTATTTTAACAAAACAAAAAGGAGAAAAAATGAGTTTTACAGATTTTTATTTTGATAGAGAAGAAAAAAGAATTTATAACTACGCAAGAGAATTGGTTAAAGATGAATTAGAGAGCAGAGAAAACTTTGCGGATATTTTTAACTCTTTGCAAGAATTTAAAAATATTTTAGAAGCAAGCTTGGAAGATGATGAAGATATTGCAGCTTCTTTGCAAGCCTATGGAGATGAGTTTATTAACGATACCTATGATTTATTGGAAAAAGTAAGGAAATTTGAGAAGAAATACGAAAAGCTTTATTAAAAGTTTAACAAGTTCTTTTTATTAAAGAACTTTCTTAAGCTTTTGACCGCTTGGAAATTAAGCTTTGCTATCGTGTTGATGGTTTTGAATAGCGGAAGGGTTAGCGAGTTATCCATAAACTTGGCTCGTTATTATTGTTTATAGTGCTATTTTTCAAAGGTTTTCTTGCACTTTAAAAACGACAGAAAACTAAGGGTTTAAGAAAAAGAAAGTATAATTATAAAGTTTAAGTGGCTAATTTCTCTTGGTGGGGAAGGAGCTGTTTTTGATGATAGAGAAGTTTTTAAAAATTGCTTTTTTATTGTTAGAAATAGTAAAAAAGTTGATTGAAATAATCAATCAACTAAACTAAAAAACCACTAAAATTATAGAATAGCCTTGCTTAGCCTATACTTAAACAATACTCACGCCAAGAGAGCAAGGCTCTTGGCTTTTCTTAAGCTCCTTTAATGCTTAAATGGGGCAACTTTAAAACTACTTATTTTACATTCATGAGAATTTGTCTTTTTTGTTTTTTAGTTTTTATTTTCCTTTTTAATAAAGAACTCAGTTGCTCCTTTTAAGCATTAATCTAAAAGGAGAAAAAATGAAAGCTTATCACACAAAAGAACAAGTCATCATTAAACTTAGCAAAGATGAATATAGAAAAGAAATGAAGCTAAACAAGTCTTTAAAAGATGAAAATAAGTCTTTAAAAACTGAAATTTCTAATCTTGAAAATGAAAAAATAGAACTTTTAAAGCAGTTAAAAGACCAAATAGAAGCAAATATGAAAAATATAAAAGAAATTAGCTCTTTGCAAAATAAAATTTATGAGCTTCTTTATGCAAAAGAAAGGTCAAAACTATGTTCTTGATATTTAAAAAGAATGAAAAAATCAGAAACTTAGAAAAAGAAGTTCAAAGGCTAAAAGGTGTAATAGCATTAAAAGATACTGCTATAAATGAAATTTCATTGAAGTTAGAAGAAGAAATTGAAATCAATGTAAAACTCAGTAATTTTCGTATAAAAATACTTGATGCTTTAGGGCTTATAGGCGTTTTTAAAAATGATGATAAAGCTATTAAAGAAGTAAAAAGATTAAAGGAGAAAGAATTATGAAAAAACAAACAAAACCGCTAAGTATAAGAATTCCATTAGAATTAAAAGAAGAGTTGCAAAAAATAGCAGATAAAGAATACCGCCTTTAGCAACTCAAATAGTTAAAATTTTAAGCGATTATGTTAAAAACTACCAAGGAGATTAAAATGAATTTAGAAATATTTAGAAAAGATGAAAATAAAGAAATAAGCTTAACTTCTTTAGAGATAGCAGAGCTTACAGGAAAAGAACACAGAAATGTTACAAGAGATATAGAAATTTACTTAGAAAAAGTGGTTGAAGGGGGTGTCTTCAAATTTGAGCATACCTACCAAAACCCACAAAATAAGCAGTTTTACAAGTGTTACCGCTTACCAAAAAGAGAAGTATTGATTTTAGTGAGTGGATATAGCGTAGAACTAAGAGCAAAGATAATCGATAGATTAGAATACTTAGAAAATGAGCTTAAAAAACAAAGTTATAAACCGCTTTCACTAAAAGAAAGTTTGCAAATGCAATTAGAACTTTTAGAGAGAAATGAAAAGCTTCAAATTGAAAATGTAAATTTAAAAAATGAAGCCAAAGAAAACGCACCACTTATTCACTTTGCAAATCGTATAAAAGATACTAATGATGCTATTTTAATAAGAGATTTCGCAAAAATACTTTATGAAAAAAATAAAATTGAAATTGGAGAAAAAAGACTTTTTGCTTTTTTAAGGGATAATGGCTTTTTAATGAGTGATAACAAACCTTATCAAAAATGCATAGAGCAAGGGCTTTTTAAAGTAAGTGAAACAACTATCAGTACAATAAATGGAGATAGATTAGTAAGCACAACGAAAATCACAGGCAAAGGACAAATTAAAATCGCAAATTTATTATTAGAAGGAATTAATCATGCAGTATAAAATAATCGACTTAGAACAAGGTAGCCCTGAATGGCTAAATTTTAGAAAAGGTAAAATAGGTGCATCGATGGTAGCATCTTGTGTAGGTATCAAAGGTGCTTTTAATTCCAAAGAAGAAGCAAGAGATATCATTTTAGGACTTAAAGAAGTTTATCAAAATGAAGCTATGAGAAGAGGCAATGAATATGAGCCTTTGATTAGAGCTAGGGTTGAATTTTTACATTCTGTGAGTATCACTCCTGTAGTTTTGCAAAGTCTAGAAAATGAAATGTTTATAGCAAGTTTAGATGGGATTGATGAAAATGGAATTATTTATGAGTTTAAATACTCGCAAGATGAGTATGATTTTATCAAAAGAAATAAAAAGCCAAGTGATAAATACTACGCTCAAGTGCAATTTGGGCTTTATATCAGTGGTAAAGAAAAATGTGTTTTTGTAGCCATGAATAAAGAAGAAGAGATTGTAGAGTGCGAAGTTTCAAAAGATAAAGCTTATCAAGAATGGTTGGTTAAAAATATAAAGCAATTTATATTAGATTATATCATAGATCAAAAAAGCGATTATAAAGAGCTTGAAGATACTAAAGCAAAAAATCTAACGATTGAAATTATAAGGCTTGAAAACACGATTAAACCTATTAAAGAAAAGCTAGAAAGTCTTAAAAAAGAACTCATAGCCTTAGCAAATGGAGAAAAAGCAAGATGTTTGGATATTACAATTTATCCGCAAAGTAGAACTACAATTGATTATAAGGGCTTTTTAGAGCAAAAAAATATTACTGTGCCTAAAGAATTTTATAAGGAAAGTACTTCAATGTGCTTAAAAATCAAAAAAGGAGCATAAAAATAAAGCACTTTTTGATAAAATTATAAAAACAAAGGAAGGGTTAAAATGTTAAATTTAAAAAGTTTAGAAATCACTTGCAAACAATGTAAAACTAAAATCACTTTAGATATAGGTAAAACTGTCATTGTATGCCCACTTTGCAATAATGCTTTTTATAATTCTTATGATGAAGCCCCCTTTTCTAAACTAGGAAATATATTGCAAAGCTTAAAAGAGCATAAAAAAGCAGAGTTTAGATTTATCACAGATGAAAAGGAATAAATATGAAAAGCTATAAAATTACCTGCAGAAACTGCGATACGCAAATCATTGCAAAAGTTGAGCAAAGCATTCTTTTTTGTCCTGCTTGTCATACAAACTTTTTTAATTCTTATGATGAAGCACCTTTTAAAACTTTACGTCAGAGCCTAAAATCTTTTGAAGATAAAAGCAGTGTTTTAAAATTTGAGTTTATCACAGATGAAAAGGAATAAAATGGAGAAAGAAAACATTGTTAAAGAAGTTTGTAAAGAGTTAAATATCACGCAAAAGGAGTTAAGCGAGATTTTGGGGGTGCATCTTACTACTATTCAAAAATGGGTAGCTAATGATAATGATTTACCTTTACAAGCTAAAAAATCTTTAAATTTAGTATTAGAAAATCATCATTTAAAAATAAGACTTAAAACGCTTGATGAGTTTGTAAGACTATTTAAAGAGCTTCAAAAATAAGCATTTAAAGGTGTAAAGAAATTCTTTATACCTTTAAAATACAGAAAATTTATGTATTTATTTTTAAAGAATATATATATTTTCTATAAAATATATTGACTTTTATATAATATTTATGTATAATTGCTCTAAGAATACAGAATAATTCTGTAATGTTCTTTTAAAGTAAGAGTGTTTTAAGTTAGTTTTGTTAAAATTTGACTATGTTAGAGTTACTTAAGAACATAGGACTTGGCTTATTTGTCAATGGTAATTATGCTTTGCTTAGTGGCAACATCACACTAAATAACACTTATATAGTGTTTGGCAGTGTGGCACTTATGGCACTTAGTATTTATGCAGATAGAAAGGAGAAAAAATGAGCGGCGAATATATAATCAGTGGATTTTTAACAATTTGCCTTGTTATTGCTTCTTATCAAGCATACAAGGTTTATAAAAAGGTAAAAAAACAACACTAAACTTACAAACACTCTTGCTTTTAAATTAAAAAGCAGGAGTAATTATGCAAACTTTAACCCAAAAAACAATTTTTTTAAATACAGAAGTTGCAATATCTTATAAAACTTCAAAACAAAACATAAATAGCACTAAAAACTATCACGCCGATGAACTCATAGAAAATATACATTATTTCTACGATTATGAGCAAACCAAAGGCGGCAGACAAAGAGTAATCAAATGGACTTTAGAAGGTGTTTGTAAACTTTTTGATAAAATTAAGAAATTAAAAGAAAGGAATAAAATGACAGAAGAGAAAGAAAGTAAGCGGAGCAACATCGTGCAAATAAGGCTTAGTGATAAGCAAAAAGATGAGTTGCAAAAAAAGGCTGATGAAGTGGGTTTGCCGCTTACTCAATATATAATATTTTTAATTACAAAGGATTTAAAAGCACTTTAAATAAGGGCTTTTGCCATTTTTCTAAAATTTTAGAAAAATAAATAATAGGCTTTTCGATAATTTTATTGAAAAGTTTTAAATAAGAAAATGCAAAGGATAAGTATGGAAAATAAAAAACTACAAATAACTTTTAATGGTGAAATGCTAGAGATTATGGAAAAAATAGCACAATCTTTAGGAATGACAATAAATCAATATATAGTTTATGCAGTTACTAAAGATTTAGACAATAGATTAAATAAGTAATCCTTTTAGAATATAATATTAATCTATTAATATTCTTTTAAGCTTCTTTTTGGAATAATTTTAGAATACAAAAACAATCTAAGAGGAAGCTAAATGCAAACACAAATTCAAATCTACAATGATAAAACAATAGGTGCTGAAATAAATTCGGCTAATGCAAGAGAAATATTTTACTACCTAAATTCATTGCAAGATTATTCTAATTGGATTAAAAATCGTATAAGTCACTACGACTTCATTGAAAACCAAGACTACATAATAGAACTTGTTTATACAAA